TGGGTTCTGCTCTGGGTGGGCGAATTGCTAATCCTCAAGGTGGTCAATTTTTGCAGCAAGGCGGCATGGCTGCGGCGGGGTCTAACTTTGCGGCCAATGCCTACAATCCGTTTGCTACTGCGCTGACTCAAGCAAGCCAAAATCCGGCGTTTCAGCAAGGGTTGAGCAATGCGTTTGGCCCTAAAACCTACACCAATCCGTTTGCTTATCAAGCTCCATCATTTTTTAATGGAGCGCAATCTCCTGACGTTGGTTTTTAAGGACTAAATCATGGCAGACATTGTTCAATCCTTATTTGGCGTTACGCCACAGGCTTACCAACAAGCCCAGCAAGCCCGTATGGACGCGCAAGCGTTGCAATACGCCAAGCTCGACCCATTTCAGCAAGCTAACTACGCCATTGGGCGTGGGGCTTCTGGCTTGGCTGGTGCTATCGGGGGCGCTTTGGGTGGGCAAGACCCTGAGTTGCAGCGCATCACAATGCGCCAGCAGATAGCGGGTCAAATCAATCCAAACGACCCTGCGTCTATTGAACGCGGCATTGCCGCCTTAGCGCCTACTGATCCTCAAGGTGCATTTATGTTGCAATCTGAATACCGCAAAATGCAAGAAAGCGGCGCGTTGGTTGGTCAGCGTAAAGCTGCCGAAACAGCTTCGTTGGCTCAAGCCGATAAGATTAACTTAGGTGTAACACAAGAGGCCAAGCTACGCGATGAATTAGCTAAACTTCCAGAAGGCGCTACTGAAGGCCAGATTCGAGGCGTTTTAGTTAAGTATGGCGACCCTGATAAAGTTTTAGCCGCCTTGACTGGTGCTGCTACACGCGGTGAAGACCGAGAGTCTAGGGAGCGCTTGGCTAGAGAAGCTGCCGAGGCGCGCGCTCAATTGGCTAAAGAAGCTAATGAAGCAAAAATTGAAGCGGCAAAAGTTGCAGCAGAAGCTAAACTTGAAGCCGCCCGTTTAGCTGGTGCTACTGCTAGAGAAATCGCTCAATTAAGGGCTGATTCTCAAAGAGAAATGAAACAATTAGTTGCATCATTAAAAGGCCCAGCAAAGTTAGCCCCATCGCTACAAAAACAAGAAGATGAAGAATTGGCATTGGTTGATTCATTAACTGCACGTTCTAAGGCTTTGCAACCAGCCATACAAGCTCTTACGCCAGACCCTGTTACAAAAAAATCGCCAATTGAATTAGGCCCAATTAACAATGTGCGTTATTTAGCACAAAACGCAGCGGGTAATTCAACGCCCGAGAGTCGCGCTTACGCTCAATTGCAAAGGTCTGTTCAAGAAGCAACCAACTTGAAGACTGATGCGGCTAAAGGCGTACAAACTGACCGAGATGTATTGCGATTTGCCAATGAATTAATTGCCGCGTTTGGCAAAAACGATACAAAAACCACTTTGGAGGCGCTCAGTAACTTTGTATCCTCTACGGATAAAGCTCGCATTAGTGCTGAAAAGCGCATTGATAGCCGCCGTAAATCGCAAGGTGTCGAGCCTTATTATGGCCCACAAACTGGCACACCTCAAAACCCAATAAAACTGGACTAAATATGGCTACAGTTTATGAATACCAAGGCATTTCGTATGAATTGCCTGACGGTCTTACAAATGAGGCTGCGTTGACGCGCATTAAAGCTAGTTTAGGCAGCGTTACTCCAACTCCAGCACCAACTCCATCCCCAGCCCCTGCTGAAGCGGCCTCACCTGGCTTTGTTGACCAACTAAAACGGCAAGCCGGACTAGCTGGACGCGCCCTAGTACAGGGTCTGTCAGCCCCTGTCAACATCGTGGGCGATTTTGCAAGCGGTGCAGCAAATTTAGCCGCTATGGGAATGGGTTTAAATGCGCGTGTTCCTACTATGTCTCAAATGCAAAGCCGTGGGCTAACGAAACTTGGTCTTCCCGAGCCAGCTACAACCAGCGAGCGAGCCGCACAAGCTGGAATGCAAGGACTGGTGTCTGCTGGCGGTATGGCGGCGGCGCTACCCAAAACAATATTTGGCGCTGATTTAGTACGGCAACTACCCGCCGCTACAGCCGCGCCTATGGTAGCGCAGCCCGTAGCGGAAGTAACAAAAGATGTAACTGGCAGTGACTTGGCGGCATTTGTAGCCAGTGTCGGAGTTTCGGGTGCAGTAGGCCAGAACGCGGGAAAACTTGCCGATCGTATTGCTACTGGGAAACAGCCGGTTGTTACGATGGAGCAAGTGCGTCAGAACGCGCAGCGCGCATACACCAAAGTCAGCGACTTGGGGATCAAACTGACAGCCGACAACGCCAACAGCTTGGTCGGTAAGCTAAAAACGCGCCTGGACGCAAAAGACTACATACCCGAGAACGCTGCACCAGTTAAAAATGTTTTAGACAAGATTGAAAGCATTGCGGCGCGCGGCGACGTGTCGTTTGATAACGTAGACAAAATGCGTAGCTTGGCTAATACCTTAAAAGGCGATAAAGACCAGAACGTCCGACGCTTGGGCAGCGAGTTAATTGCTGGCATTGATGAGCATGTCGCAGCGCTCAAGCCCCGAGACGTAAGCGCAGGCGCGGGTGGTATTGACGAAGCCGTTAGAACAATTGCAAGCGCGCGCAAAGACTTCCGCAATGTCAGCCGCGCTTCTATGTTGGAAAACATTTTGGATGTCGCGGAAGCAAGGGCGTTAAATCCTACCGCTTCGGAGAGCGAGTTGATTCGGCAAGGTTTTATTACACTTGCGGCAAACAAAAACAAGTTGGCGCTTTTTAACGAGGCCGAGCGCAACGCTATCCGGTCTGTCGCCAAGGGCGGCTCGCTTGACCCGCTGTTGACCTTAGCTGCTAAGTTCAACCCGCAACGCAGCCAACTAATCGCTGCTGGCGGTGTTGGCGGCGGTGTAGCCAGCCCAGAATCGCTAATGTATACAGTGCCTATCGCTGCGGCCGGATTTACAGCAGATAAGTTGCAAGCTCTGCTGCGCCGCCAAAGCGCTGAACGGGCGATAGGAGGCCTGCTTACCGGCACTACGGCAATGCCGCCGCCGTCTCAGTATGGCAGAGGGGTGTTAAGTACCTTGTTAACTCAACCCCAGGAGTAAAGCATGGACTGGCTAAGACAAATTGCACCGACAATCGCCACGGCAATGGGTGGCCCACTGGCTGGCATGGCGGTGGCTGCCATCTCCAAAGCTATCGGCGTAGACCCTGAAAAAGTGGGCGACATGATCTCCAGCAACAAGCTGTCAGCAGATCAGATTGCTCAAGTCAAGATTGCTGAGATTGAGTTGCAAAAGCAAGCGCAGGAGCTTGGCCTTAACTTTGAAAAGCTGGAGGTTGAGGACAGGAAATCTGCGCGAGAGATGCAAGCCACCACCCGCAGCCTGATGCCGCCAATCCTTGCTGCTACGGTCACAGTGGGCTTTTTTGGCATCATGGTGATGATGTTTATTGGCAAAGTAGACAGCGCTAACCCAGCCATCTTGATGATGCTTGGCTCACTAGGGACTGCCTGGACTGGAATAATCGCGTACTATTTTGGCTCTAGTGCTGGCTCTCAGGCCAAGACCGATCTACTCTCTAAGGCAGGGCCAGTGAAATGAAAGAGAACTTTGACGCTGCACTAAAAGCCATCTTGCACCACGAGGGCGGCTTTGTGAACCATCCAAAAGACCCTGGTGGAATGACCAATTTGGGTGTAACCAAGCGCGTCTGGGAGGAGTGGGTTGGGCATGATGTTGACGAACAAGCCATGCGAGCGCTCACTCCAGAGATTGTTGGCCCAATGTACAAGGTTAAGTACTGGGACAAGATCAAAGGTGATGATCTGCCAGACGGAGTTGACTACATCGTGTTTGATGCTGCTGTCAACAGTGGCCCTGGCAGAGCTGCTAAATGGCTTCAGGCGGCTGTTGGCGCGTCTGTTGATGGGGCTATAGGCGCTGGCACTTTAAAAGCCGTAGCGGACTTCCCTGCTGGTGATCTGATTAGTGCGTATCAGGCCAAGCGGCTGGAGTTTTTACAGAACTTGCCAACATGGGACACGTTTGGCAAGGGCTGGGGCAGGCGGGTTGCCGAGGTTAGTTCGACTGCTCAGACTTTCGCATAAGCGCCCGATACGCTTCAATAGCGTCTTTGACATCACGCTGTAGCTGCTCAATCCTCTCGTTTTGCTCGACCATCTTGTCGTTCGCTTCTTCGGCGAACTGAGCTAGGTTTTCTAGTGTCCAAGTTTTGAAGTTTGACATTTCGTATCTTGATTAGTCTAGTGATTACGGTATGGCTAACATTAAACCGGCGAGCTATTTCTTTCTTATCTACGCCTGAATCGTACAAAGTATAGACTCGGCTGGCTGAGATGTCCTTGGGCGGTCTGCCAGCACCGGCTCTCTTGCCTCCGTGGGTCAAGGTGATGTCTCTCCATCAGTCACGCCATTGCCGCCAGCGTTGGACGAACTTACCGAGTCACGGGGCAATCCGTAAAAATCCCCATCGTCGGCTGCATTTGGTGGTGACAGAAGAGAGTCGTATTTGTCTGTCAGGTCAACAATACAATCTTGCAGCATGTCAAGTTGAACAACAATGTGCGCTTCCTTAAAAATCTTAGTGTAAGTTACGCTGCCTTCACCTTTAATATTGTTCCAATTTAAGTGGATAAGTCTCATGTGTTCTTCTCCTTGAGTTTGGCTTCAATGGCTCGGGCAAAGTCAATCCATTCAATGCTCATCAAACCATGTTCTATGGCAATATCACACATAACTCCATCGGTCAGCCCAACCCAAGGCTTTTCCTGTGTGTCATCATCTTCAAGATCGGTGGCAAATGCTGCGCGTAATGCTAGTTCCGCGGCCACCGCAGTCAATCTTGTTTTGCTTTCATTGGGCAATCTATAAGCCACATCGCATAGCGCGTCCAGAGCTTGAGACACCGCGTGATTTTTATTCATATCAAAAGACTCCAAATCCAAAGCCCCGTAAAGAAAAACAGGGCTGCTATCACTACCAGCGCCACCAGAACAACGCCAACTAAAACGCTGCCAATCATCTGCCACGCTTCTGGTACTGGCGTGATGTCATCAGGCACGATTGGGTAAGGCTTGACTTTGCGAATCTCCGGTTCGTTCTCTGCGTTAGTGAAGTGGCAGAAATGCTGACACTGTGGCATGTGTGGGCAGATAGCGCCCGTGTCGCAAATTCTGTTCATGTCGGCTCCTTGGGTTCTTCAGTTTTATCTAGATAAGCCTTCAGTCTTTTGACGCGATTCTTGTTGTACGCCACTAATGCAGTCGCATATTCCACCCCTGACTCTGCTTGCAAGAGGGCGTGTTCTGCGTGTAGCAATTCATGTGTCACTGCTTGGATCGGCGTAACGGTCTTGAGCATCAGCTTGAGTTCTGTCCATAAATATTTAAACATCACTTGCCTCTGCTTTGACCACACGCTGCGATTTACCAGATCTTCCTGGTCGTCGCTCTCCCGTGTCAACAATAAAACCCTTGTCTAACAAGGAACGAAACCTAGCCGTGATTGATGAATACGGATAAGTAGGGTGCATTGCAAGAATCTGATCACTGATGCACCCATTGTCGCCAAACTTTTTAATGGCCTCGTACACCAGTTTTTCAAGTTTGGTTGAGTCAACAGAGTTTGCGGCTGCATGACTTGTGTCTGGGTCATTAGTGCGGACAAGTTTTTTTGGATCAGTACCAAAATAACGATCAAAAAAATCATATGTTTTCATAAGCCACCTCAAAATGGTATGTCTTCATCAGGTTGATCAGCTTGCCTTGAACGATCTTGCGGCTTTGGGTCATTCATGTATGCCCAGCCGTCCCAGCCGCCTTCACGCAGTGGGATAACGTCGATCTTAAGCATCGGGCCGTTCTTAGTCTCGATCACAGACCCAATACGCTGGTAACGCTTTTTTGTTTGGCCTTCGCTGTTGCGGTATTCACCAACGATGCAAGAAACTTCTTTCATAACTTTTGACATTTTCATTCTCCAATGATTGATTTAAGGGCGATAACTTTGGCGTCCACTTCTGCCAAAAACTTCAGGACTTCTTCTTCAGTGATTCTGAGCCAGTCTGGATTGCGCTCGACTCTGTAAACAAACAGCTGCGCTTTGGCTGGCATACGAGAATCAAAGACCACATAGTCACACCAAGACCGATCTGCGCAACGCATCTGCCACTGCATCTGGGCGTAATATTTCGGATCAACTGGGTTGGCTCCCTGAGAGTAAGACAGCCAGCATTCCAAAGCAGTGCTGGACGATGGGCATTTGATCTCCACCATGCCATCATCTCCAACAAGGCCATCAGGAGAGGCTCCAGCGGCCTCAATGTCGGGATGAGGTACGAACCCCACCTCCTCCACCATTTGCCCCGTATGCGTCTCGTATGCAGCCCTCGCAAAAGGCTCTTGTTCCGTACCCCACTGCATTGCTGCATTAGAGTAAGACTCGGTTCTCGTCTGGGTGACGCGCTCCAACACAAGTTGGGTCATGTAATTGGTGCGGCTGGCGCTGTATCCTGTTTTGGTCTTGGCAAGAACATCAGCAATACGGCTGGCGGTAACTTTGCCCAGCCTGTCAGCAAACCATGATTCTGTGCCTTGTTCTTCGCTCATGACTTCTCCTGCTTGGCGCGTTCAACCCGTGCTTTTTTGGCTTGAATAACTTTGGCCTGAAGTGCCTGGTTTCCTTCACACGCATCAAAGGCATCTTTGTAAATCTTTGCCAATTCCTCACTGCTGCCACTGCCTTCAATTGCCAGCAAGTGATCGGTGATGTCTGGTGTCTTTTCTGGGCGGCGGCTAGCGTCATTGCCGTCATCATCTTCTGGGGCAAGCCCCGTGGCGGCTAAAAGCGAATAGCGACGCGCATAAGTCGCGCAGCTGCCTATCCCCTGTGCATCAAACTTGATGGCTGGCACAAACAATTTGCCACCACTTAGTTGTTCGCCTGACTCATGGATGAACAGCGTTTCCACAATCACGCCTTTGTCGCATTCGTGAAACTGTTGCATCAGGGCAATGCCGTTGTCGTTAAGCGCATCTATGACAGCTGCTACGCAAGCGGACAAGTCAGCATATTTGCTGCGGAAATGCGGGTTGGTGCTGGTCTTGAGTGCCTTGCCAAAGGCTTTCTGAGCTTTGACCAGTGCGGTGGCTATGTTCTTCATGATTTTTCCTGTGTTAGTGCAAATGTAAGTATGTTGAGTTCTTGCTCAAAAGTCTCGATCACCTCGTTCTGGGTTTCGATGTGGGCCTCAAGAAGTTCAACATAATAAGTTTGGCGGTCTTGCGGGTTGTCGTGGCGTTTTTTGGCTATGTTTTTAAGAGTGGCTAAGTCGTTCATACGTCCTCCGCAAGCATCTTTTCGATGCGTTGAATAATGGTTGGGTTGATGATGTCGAGGCAGTCTTTGTGTGACCCATCGATGTGAAGGGCAAAGACTGTGTAAAAGGTCGGCCAGCTAGGGCTGATCTCTGTGGCTTCCTCACCGATTTCTTTTTCCGCAAGGCCGGTGAACCGGAAGCCGTCTATCATTTCGTCGAAAACTACATTCATGCTATCTCCTAAAAAGACCCCGTGCGAAGTGCTGGGGCATGCGTGTATTGTAGAGTCCACTAAACACCCGTCAAGTCTTTTTTGTAGGTGTTTTCCCTTGTTAACAACAAATTTATTGTGTAGTAGAATCTACCAATGACAAAGCAAGAAGCGATTGATTTAGCCGGTTCACAGTCCAAGTTAGCTAGGCTGTTAGGCGTGACCAGGGGTGCGGTCTTCCAGTGGAAGGCTCTACCGCAGGGGCGCATGTATCAGTTGATGGTCATCAGGCCAGAGTGGTTCAATCGTTTATAATTTTTGTGAAACACGGATAGGTTGGGCTTGATCTCCCAGCCAAAAAGCGAGCCTCCCCGCCTGCCGTTTGTTTCTTTGTTTACGGAGGACAGCGAAGGAAAACTTGATGAATTACTACAATTTTCACATTGGTGACTACATAAGTCACACCATCCATCTGTCGTTAGAAGAAGACTTGGCATACAGGCGATTGCTTGATATGTGCTACGACACTGAGTTACCAATACCCAACAATATCCCACTGGTTTCTAGAAAGCTACGCATCAGCGCAGAGGTTGTCAAAACTGTACTGAATGAGTTCTTTGAGTTGACTGAAGAAGGGTACAAAAACTTCAGAGCAGACAACGAAATCGCAGAATATCAGCGGTTCATTGAAAAGCAAAAAGCCAATGGCAGCAAGGGTGGAAGACCTAAGAAAAGCCATCGAAAACCCACCGCTAACCCAACTCAAAGCCAAAAAAAGCCTAACCAAGAACCAAGAACCAATAACCAAGAACCAGTATTGAAGAAGCAGCGCGGGTCGCGCTTGCCTCAAGACTTCGTGTTGTCAAAGGAGTGGTCAGACTTCTGCACACAGCAACGGCCAGACCTCAATCTGCAAAACACGTTTGACTCGTTCAAAGACTTTTGGGTTGCAAAGGCCGGAGCCGGTGGCGTGAAGTTGGATTGGCTGGCGACATGGCGAAACTGGGTTCGTAATCAGTCTGTCCCCAAGCCATCGTTTGCTCAGATCAATTCGGACATAGCCCGAACAACAGTGCCTAAAAATCGAGACTACGAGGAAACGCAACGCCGATTAAGGGAAGAAGCTGACAGAAATTGTGTCGCCCCTTCACTAGAAGTTTTAGCAAAAATGGCGGCTATACGCAAAGGTGTGCCGCTAGGGGAATCTAATGAACAAAATTGAATTTGGCGATTGCCGCACAACAATGCGCCAGTGGGCTGCTGATGGCATTAAGGCGCAGACATGCGTGACCAGCCCACCTTATTACGGGTTGCGTGATTACGGCCATGAGGGGCAGATCGGGCTGGAAGAAACGCCAGAGGAATACATTGCCGCAATGGTCGAAGTGTTCCGCTGTGTGTGGGATGTGCTGGAAGATAACGGGACACTCTGGCTGAACATTGGGGATAGCTACTACAACTACCGGCCTGGCCAAGGCCAACGCCAAGGCAAACAATCAATTGCAAGTCAGAAATTCTCAGAGGTCGAGGTTTGCCACAAGCGGGGTTTAAAACTTGACGGTCTAAAGGAAAAAGACCTAATTGGCATTCCGTGGATGCTGGCCTTTGCCCTCCGTGCCGATGGCTGGTATCTGCGCCAAGACATCATTTGGCACAAGCCAAACCCCATGCCTGAGTCGGTGCAAGACCGATGCACCAAGGCGCATGAGTACATCTTCCTGATGAGCAAGTCGCAGAAGTATCACTACGACCACGAGGCTATCAAAGACCCTGTAAAACAGGATTGGGGTACACGGGACAGGACTGATGGCAAATATCACAATGAGGGTAGCGGTTTGCAGCCTCACAGTGGACTTGAAAAGTCTTACGAGATGGCAAACAAGCGAAGCGTTTGGACTGTCAACACCAAGCCCTACGCTGGCGCACACTTTGCCGTCTTCCCGTCTGACCTGATTGAGCCTTGCATCCTTGCTGGCGCACCAGTGGGTGGCATTGTCCTTGACCCGTTTATGGGTAGCGGAACGACTGCACAGGTGGCCCAAAACCTTGGGCGGCAATACCTTGGGTGCGAACTCAATCCAGAGTACGAAACTCTGCAAAACAAGCGATTAGCGCAACAATCACTGGAGCTTGTATGAATCTTGAATTAGCAAACAAACTTTTGGACAAAGCCCGTGAAGGCCATAGGTACACCTTTGAACAAATCAGCGCCGCCCTCTACGCCACTGGTGATCTACATGACGGAGTGCGAAGCGAGGGAATGGAAGAGTCGCTACAAGCAGAAGATCAAGCAATTGGGCAAAGTGAAAGCCCAAAGCTGGTGGTTTCAAGTGAAGGACGACATTCTCCGGATTCGTGGCCAGGATGGTCTAAATATCTTGACAGACGAAATGAACAGGCAGCAACATGAGTCAAATTCACTTCAAAGTTGAGGGCGACCCGCGAGGCAAGGGCAGACCGAGATTTGGCCGCTTTGGTAAATTTACTAGGGTTTACACTGATAAGCAAACTCAGGACTACGAAAACCTGATTAAGTCTTTGGCAGCCGAAGCAATGGGAAGTACCGACCCGCTAGAAACGCCCGTATGCGTTTTTTTATACATCAGGCATGCAGTCCCCCAGTCGTACTCAAAAAAACGAACTGAGGCCTGTTTAAGTGGCTTAGAGCGCCCAACTAAGAAGCCTGACTGGGATAATGTCTCAAAATCAATCTGTGATTCCATGAATGGTATCGTTTACAAAGACGACACGCAGATTGTGGATGCCCATGTAACCAAGGTTTACGCATCAGAAGCGGGTGTTGATGTAATGGTGATGGAGGTCAAATGAAACCAGAAGAAGCCGCCCAGACAATTCGGGACAATGCCCCAGCCTACGGCAAAGCCAAAGGTCAGCGGGTCTATATCGAGGAATACCGAAAGACCAAAAAAGCCCTTTTAATGTCTCAGGCGCATCAAAAGGGGATCAAAACCACCAGCGCACAGGAACGCGAAGCCTACGCCGACCCAAGCTATGTTGATTTGCTGAAGGGTTTGGCAGCAGCAATTGAGGCAGAAGAGGTTTTGAAGTGGGAAATGGAAGCCGCCCGACTAGACATTGAGATATTTAGAACCCGCGAAGCCACAAACCGGATGCAGGACAGGGCGCACCAGTGAAACAGCAGTACATCAGAAGCAAACCCCTACTTAAACTGGTTGCTGGCCTCGATTGCCAGCGGTGCGGCAGTGGGTCACAAGTACAGGCAGCGCACTCCAACATGGCAAAACATGGAAAAGGCCGGAGCATCAAAGCCAGCGACGAATATTGCGCGGCACTCTGCCAAACCTGCCATTTTGAGATAGATCAAGGGTCAAAAATGTCAAGGGTAGAACGACAAGACGCATGGACAAAAGCGCACACAAAGACAGTGAAAAGCCTTGTAGACAGTGGGCAGTGGCCGCCAAATATACCAATTCCGATATAATTAGAGGGCTAGCAAGCAGTTGCCAGCCTTACCCATTGTTAGCGCAGTGGGTTTTTTTTGGGCGTAAAAAAGGGGCCGAAGCCCCAAATTATCGTTTTCCCGTCAATATTCGAATGAGCAGGGCTATCGTCGCATAAATCATAAATCAGACTCCGCTAGGGCATCGGCCTTACACTGGTCAACAGTGGCAGGGCTTAAACCCTGCGCGATTTGCTCCGCTAGTTCGGCGGCCTGTTGTGCTTTTGCATCAGTGGGAGCGCAGAGCGCCAAGACCAGCGCGCGGGTGAGTGCTTGTGTTGGTGTCATGGTTTTCCCCTTAAAATGATGAGCAGTAAATAAAGCCGGAAGCGGTCTCACCGACAACAGATGTGTGGTTGTCAAGATAGTCGCGCACAATTTCCTTGTGCTCAATTTCGTCCTGATCTTCTGGCAAGTCAATTCCATAGGCTTTGGCGATGTCTTCGGGGCTGTCTTCGCTGTAGTCGCAACAGAGCGCGATCACATCGAGGTCGAAGTCTGGGTCAATTTCCTCAAGGTAGTCAAACAGAGCGCCCAAGCCCTCATAACTGAATTGATCTTTGCGGCCCATGCTATGAAAAGCGGCCCGAAAGTCTGAAAGATTGATTGTCTGAATCATAATTATCCCCTTATTTAACTAAAACATCGAAATAGGCCAGCATGAGCGCCAGCAGACCGATCACCAGCGCCACAGCGCCGGAAGTGTTGAGAATGGCACGCAATACGCGGCCTCGTTGGGTAAAGATGTAGCGATTCATGATGCACACCACGCGCTTTTGGTATTCTCAAAGCCCCGATTCTGGCAATACGTAATCGCCTTTTGTAAAATTTCGCCTACTTCGTCCTTGTGGCATAAAAAAGACTGTAAGACACGGCCGCGATAGCGCACGTCAACTACGCGAGCGTTAGTTGTTCCGTGTGGTGTGTATATTTGCAATGTGGCGGTTTTTTTCATGGTTTAGCCTTTATTGTGAAACTGTCGGCGGTGAGTGTTTTATCCATGAAATAGCCCTTTCGGGCGTATTCAGGGGCTTTGGTGTCAATCCAATATTGCGCGCGCTCTAACGAATCGCAAACAGCGTGAACCGCTAGGCGGTTGTTCTTTTCGATCACAATCCATTTCATGCTGTAGCCCCTTTTTGCTGTAGCTTGTGAGACATTGACTCAAGGCCAAAGGCAAAGACAAAATCGTTGTAGTTATCGCGGTTATGCGCCGCCCATGTGCCGTAACTGCTGTTTGTCTTAGTGATCCGGTAGACTTTGCCCTCGCAATAGCCTACATACTCACCTTTGCAAAATGCTGATTTATCGATGTTTGGGTAATTTTTCATGCTGTCACCCCCTCAATGGCTGGCATGTCGGTGCAAATGCACACGATGCGTTTAAAGCGTGGTGCATCGGGTAGAGTGACAGCCGTCACATTGCGGCCGGTGTGTGTGTAACTCTCCACGCGCATAGGAGCGCCGTGTACGTGGATCACTTGGCCGATTTTGTATGCGGCTTTAGGAATGAATGCGAATGTCATGTTTTCCCCTAAAAAGACCCTTTCGGGCATGCATAGCGAAGTTGCTATGTATCTAATGTAGAGCCTCCTACACAATATGCAAGACAATTATTTCTATACAATTTGGATTTTCGATAGGATTTATCAATCATGGTTAGACCCTGCAAAATAGACACCACCCGCTTTTATAGAGTGATCGATGCAGAGACACGAAACATCATGCTTACAGCAGGGAATGGTTGCCTATCAACAGGGTTTCATCACATGCTGGCTATCTATGTAGAGCTTCACAATCAGGGATACAGGCCGGACATGCCATTGGATCGGATAGTGTTTAAAGGTTATGCAGAAAACGCATAATGTTGGAATTGGCGAGGTATGCGGGAAAGGGTGCATCCCCATCTCTCATGTTAGTGACCACTGACTTAGCATGTGAGCAGCCACTAACATCGAAGTGAGCACTCGCCAACCTGGACGAAGTAGGCGAAATTTTACAAAAGGCGATTACGTATTGCCAGAATCGGGGCTTTGAGAATACCAAAAGCGCGTGGTGTGCATCATGAATCGC